TACTCGGATTAAACCGTTCCTGTTTCATCTATGCACTGTGCCTGTTCACGTAACCAACAAAGTTGATGTGGGTCGCATTAGCCCCAGCCGTAGAAACATTCACAATTTTGGGTGTGCCAGTACTTCCCTTAAGGATCAGCCCCGGAACTAACAAATAAAGGCCAGCTAAGGTCGGTACAGTAAACAGGTTGTTGGTATCTGTGTTACCCGCTCGGCCCCAACCAACGGTTACTTCAACGTCGGCGCTATGTCTATTCGCCGCCCATAGCCACACCTCGTCGATGTCAGTAGCAGTCGAAGAAGCCTGATGAATCGTTTGGTTATTTCCATCAGAAGGCAACATTTTGCCGTCTGTGCCGCCACCTGAAAGAAGAATCTTTGTTATCGCCATACCAATTCCTTACGCTGTGATGTGGTTCACGTAGCCAGTGAGATTGACCTTGCTTCCCGTTCCTGCATAAGCAGTAACGATGAGCGGTGAAGCATTGCCTTTAAGAATCAAGCCGGGAATTACCAGCTTGTAACCAGTCTTCGCAGTAATCGTTAGACGGATCTGGTTATCATTTACGCCGGCTGAAGCACCCCAACCGAGCCACAGCTCAAGGTCGGCAGTATGAGCATTACTCGCATAAATCCATATTTCGTCATACGAAGTAGCCGCCGTCGGCCCTGTATGGACTGTGGTGTGACCCGTCGTAACCACAAATGCTTGACCGTCATTAGGCGTAGTTGCCGACAGTAAACCTTTTGCAACAGCCATTAGGAGAACACCTGCACTTCCAACACGGACGTGCCATTCGCTTGCACAAATGCAGTTGTCGCTAACTGAGTTGTGTTTGTGCCATTTGCTGCGGTAGCGGCTGAACCAGCAAACAAAGTAGCTGTCAACGTCCCAGTGCCAGCGTTATACGTCACTCCACCGTCAGTCTTCGGAGCTAAATCCCCGGTAGCGGATTCGAACAAAGCCACCGAACAAGTCGTATCGGTCGTATCAGCAACCGTGATCGCTGTCGGCGTAGATGCCGGAGCCGCCGCCCAATTTGTTTGCCCGTTCGCCTGCTTAACGAGAACTTGATTCGTCGAGGCATCGGAAGCATCTGACGCACCGAAACCTAGTTTCTCTTCGAGCTGAATGATTGCCTGCGAATGATTGGTATGAACCTCATCGTGCCGCTTGCCCGGATCATCCATCTCATCAGATGCCGAAATGTTTGGCTGCTGCGTGGTCGTGTCTAATGTCGTGGGGTATGCAGTCGCCATCTCAACTCACCGTTATCGCTACAGTCAAAGTCCACTCGGACCCTGAAGCTTTTGTTCCAAGAGCCGCAACCTTACGGTTGAGGTTCGTTGCAGAGTCGCTCGACCCGTTCGCAACAGTCCACTCATTCCAAGCAAAGTTGCCGTTACCGGAACCCCAAATCGATCGGAACGTCACAGTCTGACCAGCTACGCTCGGATATCCGGATTCCATACCTCGGTAATCTTTGTTCGAGCTTGCCTGCAAACCGGTCTGACTGGCAGCCGCTGCGGTTGTCGAGTCGCCTACACCGATGTAGGCGTTACCTTGACCGAAGTTAGTTACAGATACCCCAGTAAGAAGATTAAGCAGAGCTTCAATGCCTGCATTAAGAAGTAAATTGTCCTTTTTTTCAACCACTTCATCTGGCGGGAGACCCGCTTCACGGTCAGCGGCGTTATGCCATTTCTCAACAGTGGCAAGTACATCCCACGTTTTTGAATCAGTGGTTTCAGTGGACATAAATCAAGAGACCTTTCTCAATGTGAGACTGGGTCCACCCTGCCGAAACAGAGTGAACCCAACCCACGAGGAGCACTACCTAAGCGGTGGTGCTATCTGTCCGGCGGTCGTGCGGTGTGCGGACGAAGAGCCCCACGTTGCATGTACCTGAACCGGAATGATCGATAACTGCACGCATGTAGGTTTTGTAAACCTGTGCAGTTAATTGACGGGTAGTGTTATCGTCAGCGTTTCCGACGGCATCGAAGCGGCCATAGCTGACCACTCCAGAACCGAAATTGGAAACATCTGAACCTTGAATCTCAACATCGAAACCGGTTACACCGGAAGCAATTGCCCCGAGGACCATTTCGATACTGACCATGCAAGGACGGTCAACTTGGATAGCGGTAGTACCAGCGCTGTCGGCTGACACATCCCCCTGAGCCAAGATAACGTTACTTGCTGTTTTTGCGTCCCTGATAGTTGTACCAGGACCGACTGTTCTAGTTGCTTGTGCCATAGTTCAGCCTCCTTAAGCGTTAGTGATGCCGTGTAGACGGGCAACGGAAAAGCTGTTCGCAATCACAATGCCGGGATATACTTCGACACGTCCAAGATGCCCCGGAGCAGATTCTGTCTCCCCGAAATCTTTAACATCGAAGGATCCACCCAGGCCGAGGATTCCGTACACATTCTCATCTGTACCGAACGCCATCGCATAGATTGACGAAGTCACACTTGAGCTACCCTGGGTCTCATCGAAGTCAAGGATGGCATTGCCACTCTTGTCATCACCGATAATACGAATAGGGGTGCCGTTGTACATGTTCACTTGGCGACCGAACACATCAGTGCCCACGTCAAGCAAACTGTAGTAAGTACCTTGAGCAAGACTGTTGATCTTGCGACGTAGCGTACGGTTCATCAACAATGCGTCAGGAGCTGACTGTCCACGAAGGGAATCCCACGCTTCATCCAGCATCGAAAGAGTAAGCGCAGCACCATTGGTGCCTGCCGACACTTTCTGACCGAGGCCCTCATCGACAAGAGCGTTGATGCCCTTAAAGTCTTTTGAGGTGCCAGTGCCATCAAAGAAAGTTGCATCGAATGTACGAGACATCGCTTTCGCAAACTTTGAGTACTGGCGTGCCTTAGCTGATATCTGATCAGCCTGTACACGAACAATGTAGTTGTCTATGAAAATTTCTCCGCCCAGCACGGCCACCCCGAAGTAACGCTCAGTGTCTGTACCCATTGATCTGGTGTACGTCTCGTTCACGTCACGGAATTGGGGGTCCGGCAGGGTGTCTTCAACTGAAACCTTGAGTGCGTTGCCAGTAATAGAAGTAAACGGAAGCATCTCCATGATTGGAGATTCCTGGATGAGGGTAGTAACTACGCCTCGACCTAAAGTCGTTGACCCATATTTGGCAGACTCAAGTAGGGATAGTGATCCACTAGCCATAACTTAACTCTCCTTGTAGGAATAACAATGATTTCTAAATGCCGCTAGCCGGATCCTCGAAGAGCAGCCTCAATAGCGTCCAAGCCCATCAAATTGTCGGTGTTACGAGCTGGGGCGGCTACGCCACCCACTGCTGCAACCTCACGAGCCCTTGAATGAGCAGCCGTATCTTGAGACGATTCTGGAGATAAGAAGTCGCTTACAGCGGCATCTAACTCAGAGCCTTCAAATCCACGTTTAGCAAACACGTCCTTCGCCAATTCAGCTTGCAAAGCTCGACGCTCTCCTTGGAGAGCTTCAGCCTTATCAGCCATATCGGAAAGGTTGACCCCAACAAGATCTTCAGGCTTAACTAGTCCATATCCGTGCTCCGTAATCAGCTCGTTGGCCTTTAGAGTGGATAGCTGGCTAGTTAGTTGCTTGTTCTCTTTCAGAGTCGACTCCAACTTTTGTCGGAGTTGCGACGCATTTCCTTCAATGTCAATATCGCCATCGCCATCGAAATCCATATGTCTCCTACGCCCGGGATAGCCTACGCCCACAACCACCGGGGTTGAAGTGGGGAATGGTTCTAACCCCCTTCCCTAGAAGTGTGTACTAGTAGGTACTTCGACCTGGCTGAGCTATCCGCTTACCCACTCGTTGAGCAGAGAAACCGCCTCCGGCTTGACCCAAAGCGCTCTCAGCGGACTGTGCATACCTCAAATCAGACGACTCGCCCAGCAACGAACCCTCGAAAGCTTCCTGCACAGCGTTAGCGCTGACGTTAGTAGAAGTAGCCCGTGACATCATGCCCTGCAAAGCGCTCTGTCTCTGCCCGAGAGTGTTGTAAGCAGAACGTAACTTCTCACCGTCGATGCCTTGAGCAATAAACTTATCTAGCGTTTCTTTCTCCGGCATAGTGAACCCTGCTTCGCTAGCTGCACTACCCAGCACCGCATACTCGAAAGCGGATTCCATTGCTTCCAAACCTAGGAACTGTTCACCGTTCGGGTTTTGGAAGATTGCGCCCATCAGATTCTGAGCAAACATCGGGTCCATACGCAGAACATCTGACACTTGTTTCTGTGTGATTTGCCCTGAGGACTGTAACCCTCCAAGTTTCTTGGTGAGCCGTTCAACACCAACTGTCGTAGCTCGCTGGATGAAAGTCTCATAATCGGTCGTGCCGCTAGTCGTTGCTTCGTTGTACGCATTCTCGAGCTGGTTACGTTTATCAGGATCAATGACCGCATCGAACAAATCGTCAACAGTAACCGTCAACCCTGCATGAACATAGAAAGCGTCCCGCAGCTCCTCTGAACCGTTCTCTAACTCTCGATATGTAGCGAGCCGGTCACCTAACTCGTTTACGTCAACTCCTGTTTCCATTAACGCCGCATAATCTTGAGCAGATTCTGTGCTCGGATCATAGAAACCGAAATCGTTAAGTGTCTGCCGATAATTATCGACAGTCTGTAAATAGGTTGCTTCGTTAGCGAACCTCATCGTGCCGTCACGACGACTCATGCCAGGGAACATTGCCGCATATTTTTCGTCAGAGCGAATCTTAGCGAGAATACCGTCACCCTCGAAACCTTCAGTGACCCAACCCAAAATGTCTCCGAACCAATCTTTTGCCCAAGGGAACATTCCAATCATGGTCTGTTTAAGAACCTCAGGGCTGACAGGATCCTTCGGTTTCTTTATGCTCCCTGGTTTGGTTGTGGTGTAGGCACCGTTCAATGTGTAAGTCGGGTTACCTTGAGCATCTTCACCGACGGTGTATTTGCTGTTCCCATCAGCGTCAACTGCATCAGCATCGGCAGGGGCGCTTTGTTTCTCATACGGGTCTTTATACAGGTCCTCGGATCCGGCGGGTTGCTGTGATTGGATTGCAGCTACGTCTTTTTCGGCTTGAATAGTAAGACGACCCCTATAACCATCGACCACAAGCTTGGTCAGACCATTTGCAATTAACGTGACGTTAAGTGCAGCCTGCTGCGCCTTAATAGCATCTCTTTGTCGCTGAGCCGCTTCCTCATTCTGCCGAGCAAGAGCCAGCTCGTTCTCTCGAGCCAGTAACTGGCTCTTTGAAAGCCCAGTCCTGTTCGCTTCATCATCTACTGGATTATAAAAAACCATTATCCGAATCCCATCCTTCGCCCGGCAGCGCTTAGTTCAGTAATAAGGGTGCTCTGACCATTCTCAGTCGATAACCACTCAGGACGTTTCCGAAGCGAAAGTTTGTAATCACTCAAAGAACTCCCAGCCTGTAAAGCATCCTGCAAACCCTCATCCGTATGATCGGGGAGAGCTGTCTCCATAAGGGCAGAATGTGCCCGACGATACGGATCAGCGTAAGTAAGCCAATCCATACCCGCAGGCTTATACGCATACAAAGCACTCGACTGCTTATCAAGCAAAGTCTCGAGGTCATCATCACTCAAATCGTTATTCACAATCTGGGTGCTGTACTGCTCCAGCTTCTCATCAGACAGCTCGAGGCCATACCGTTGACTCATATCTCGCACATCAGCACGTTTGTCGTCAATGTCTATTGACTGTTGCTTACCTGCTTTTTCCTCATCCATGAGACGACGGCTCCACGGAGAGCCCTCAATCCCTTCAGCTATCGGCTGCAGCCACTGATTCAGTAAACGATTCTGAGAGGTAGTGCCCTGCGCCAAGCTAAACGCCTGGCTATACCAGCCCTTAAACTGAGGATCGGCTTGCAGCTCAGCAATCGTTCCAGGCAACGTCACGTTTTCACCTGTGTACAATCTCCACAAGTTAGCAACCTCACCTAAACTATTTTGGACTGCAACTGCTTTCTCAGCGTCACTCGAACTAGCCCAAAGCCTTTGCCTCTCAGTCGTACTATTGAAGTAGTTGGTCTGCCGATAAGCATTGTTAAATGCAGTATCGTCGAATTCCCCTCCATTCATAAACTCGGAAGGAACACGACCCATCAGTTCAATAATGCTTGGATCTCGCAGCATTTGATCGCCTGAAGTTGCTATCAAATTCTCAAAAACATCGCTGTAAAGGCCAATGTCGTTTTGCTGTGACTCAGCCTTACCGAATTCTATCATGCTCTG